ATGCAACACCGTCCCACTCTCAGGACCATATCACGATTCTGCAGGATGGGATTTACCAAGTTAGCTGTAGCATCATATACTCGAACAGATCGGGCGGAGGCCAGTTCGGGCACTGGACAATCGAACGAAATAACGGATCGGGCACTCTCGGCGCGTTCTTCCAGAACTTTAGCATAGACACGTCCACCGACTTCAAGCCGCTGCACATGAGCGGGATAGTTCAGCTGGCCGCTGCTGACACCATCGAAGTCTGGATGGGCACGAACGTAGCGGCCGACAGAGAGATGAGAATTTCCTCCATCATCCTAACAGTAACACAGATTGGGGGCGTAGCATAATGCCACGAGGCAAGCTAGGCGCCAAAGAAACCCCGGGCAAACGCCAGGGTAAGCCACTCAGCGACATGGAATGCGAAATCATGCGCCAGGTGCAGATGATCACACAGAACAAGGCCGAGACGGCCAGACAGATGGGAGTAACGCGGAAGACGGTTGACACCGTTCTGAAGCGCCTATCGAGCGAAGAGGATGGTGCGGTCGTCGAGGCTAGGCGCCAGTCGTCCATAGCCATATCGGGCAAGGTCCATGGGAAGGTGGACAAGATTCTGGACTCGATCGTCCCGGCGGATCTTGAATCGGGCAAGGCCGACAAGATCGACAACGAAGGCATGAAGTACGGTGAGTACACCTGGGGCCCGTCCCTCCTGCAGAAGGTTACGGCCGGTGCGATCCTGATCGACAAGCTGCCCGTTCTCGCCCAGTATCAGAACGCGATCGCGGAGGACAACGCCTCGGGCGCTCTACCTCTGCCGGCGGACGTAAGGGCACTCATCTCGGGCGTGCAGTCGAAGATCAAAAACCTGACCATTCTCAACGTGCAGTTTCAGACGGACAATCCGGACCTGTCCCAGCGCGCGCAGCAGATCATAGCGGAGGCCGAGATCATCGAGTCTCCGGAGATCATAGACTTCGACAACCCAGGAGTTCCCGATGCAGTCGAAGCAACCGAAGCAACCAAAGATACTGTCGATCATCAGCCTGGAGGAGTGTCACCTGAACCTGACGGTCATGCTGGACCTAGCGGAAGTGAAGGGTGATAAGTTCTTCGACGGAATAGGTGCTTGGATGATGCACGCGATCGCGTTCTTTCATGCCGAGTGTGCAGTAGCGGAAGTAGACCCGTGCATCCATCTGGAAACCCTGATGATGACACAGGAAGAATTTGACAAGATACGGGTAGGAGCCCTGCTGGATGAACTCGGCCTCAAGCATTGAAGAACTACAGGCACTGTGGACTGAACTAGAGGCCCTACAGGCGGCCTACCAGACGCAGAAGATTTGCTTCTATAAGCCCATCGGCCAGCAGTCAGAGTTCCACGCAGCACAGACCGCCTCCGTTCGGTTGGTGCTGGGATCGAACCGAAGCGGAAAGTCAGTAGCGGGCGTTGTGGAGATGATCGCTCACTCGCTTGGATACCGGCCCTGGCTTGAAGAGGGTGATCCAAATCGCGTCGTGAGACTTGCGAATTCTGAGCCGATTCCGGTCCCGAACATCGGGCGAGTAATCGCCCAGGACTATCAGCAGGCAATCAACCAGACGATCGTTCCGAAGATCGTCGAGTGGGCGCCGGCAGGCAGCTACTCTTTCAAGCGGGATAACCGCGGTATTCCAATTCAGGTGAACTGGTCCAATGGCAGTATCACCTACCTGCTCTCTAACGACCAGAAGGATATGTCCTTCGAGGGCACCAACGGGCATTACGTGTGGGCGGACGAGCCCATTGACTACGCGAAGTATACCGGACTCCGCCGAGGACTCATTGACTTCTCGGGCCATATGTGGATGACAATGACCCCGCTCTCCCAGCCTTGGATTGCGGACGTGATCTACTCCCGAGCGAACGAGCCGAATTCACGCGGCTACATTGCGGTGCGGCTGTTCAAGTTCTCCATCTGGGACAACTGCACGGACAATGGTGGCCACCTACGGCGCGAGGACATCGAGGAGTTCCTCAGCGACCTGAACGAGGAGGAGCTAGAGGCGAGGCTTCATGGCAACTTCCTCCACCTGGCCGGCCGGCTATACAAGGCATGGGAGCAGGAGCCGCCCTACTGGGTCGACCCCTACCACCTGCCGGAGTCATGGCCCCGGGTCTGTGTGATCGACCCACACCCGCGGAAACCGGTTGCGGTCCTCTGGGCCGCTATCGACCCGGACAACCGCGTGATCGTCTACCGGAATCTTTTCGACCGGCGACTGACAACGATCGACGAAGTGGCGGACAGGATCAAAGAGCTGGAAGGCTGGTACTATAGCGAGAAGCGTCAGGAGTGGGTACGGGGCCAGGAAGCGGAGTTCATAGCCGCTAGGCTGATCGACGACTCCTCGAAGGAACAGGAGCGCACCAGTGGCGATACTGTACACGCCAGGTTCGCAGCGCGCGGTATCACCTGCGCCCTAGCCAAGAAGCGAAATGCGGCCGCCGGCTATGACGCGATACAGAATGCACTCAAGCTGAAGAACGAGTGGTCCGAGCCCGGGCTGGTCGTGTTCAACTGCTGCCTGCATGTCAAACAGAATTTCCTCCATCTCGTCTGGGACGAGTGGGCAACCTCGAAGCAACGCGAGACGAAAGCGCAGAAGCAGGAAGTCCGGAAAAATCACGACGACCTGATCGACTGCATCCGGTACATCTACCAGACCAAACTGGACAACCACTGGTCTCTACGGAAGAACGCACGAAAAGAATCGTACGATAGTAACGAACATTACAACGGCCGGGACATGATGGGTACGCCTACACAGGGCATACAAACTCGGCGGGAAAGTCAAGCATGGCAAAAGTCACGACAGTCGAACTAGCGGTTCGCCTCAAACTCTTTGAGGATAAGGCGACCGTTTACAACCAGGCGTTCAGCATGAACGCGGTCACGTACACAGAGCACTCGATCGACCGGCTTGTCCTCGCTACCAGCTCCGGCTGGCAGGAAGTCAACCTTGGTGGAGTAGGAACAGGAGTGTACCTAGAGGCCAAGTCTACGAGGCCCATTCTAATCTCACTGGACACCACTACCAGGCCCTGGAACATTGGGCGTGGCGTACTGGGCGGCGTAGTCGCAGTGCTAGGCTCATTCACCCATGTCTACGTGCAGAACAACAGCTCAACCAACACAGCGGTCGTCAACGTCGCAGTGGCTGACGAGAACGCATAGGAGCGGAAATGCCTCAGACAATCCTACTTGACGACGAAACCGCCCTATCAAAAGGGGCCGAGCTGCATGACCTGATCTCGATGGATATGCGAGACAGGCAGACGCAGATCGCCAAGAGACAGTTTACGCGGGACACCTACTTCGGCAACACGCACACGCGGCGCAAGCTGGACTATCCCGGCCAGAGCAACATTCACTTGCACCTGGTCACGGAGAAGATCGAGAACATCGTTCCGAAGATTTCTAACGCCTTCTGGAACGCCGACCCGATCGTACACGCACTGACAGTCGGTGGCGAGTACAACCCGGAACGAACGGAGAACGTCGAGGCGTTCCTGAACTGGGCAATCGACGCGGACATCGACGACTTCTACGATACGTTTCAGTCCTGGAGTCGTGACATGCTGATCGACTCGGTGGCCGTAGTGAAGGCGTACTGGAACCGGGAGATCCGTAACACGGTCCTTATCGAGCGTGCCAAGACCAACTGGATGCCCGGGGAGATGGACCTGACCGGCCAGCCCATACAGGAGCAGCGGCCCAAGGTTCCCCTGGAAATCCTCATGAGCACGATCCCGGGCATGACGGACGCACGCTTCGAGGAATTATTCGATGTCGATGACAATCTGATTGAGGACAAGCGACAGGTGATTGACGAGACGGATGATATGGTCGGCTTGAGATTCCGGGTAGATTTTATAGAGGATCGCATCGAGTATGAGAACGTGGTTGTGGAGATGTCAGAGGGTGAGTACACGGACGAGGTGGAGCTGTATGTCTACCGGCCGATCATCGTGAGCAACGCTCCGGTAGTAGAGAACGTCCAGTTCGAGGACATCATCGTTCCGTACAGGACGCAGAACCTCCAGACGTGCCCCCGCCTGGCACACCAGTATTGGTTGAGCAAGGCCCAGATCGAACAGAAGATCGCGTTCGACGGGTGGCAGCTCACGGAGGAGGAGAAGAACGATTGGTTCGCCTCAGCGACCGGAGAGCAGCGCCAGCAGGAGCATGTTGAGAACAAGCGCCTCAAGCGACAGAAGGACCGGGAGATGGGAGACTTCTCCACGTCCGCATCCAAGACCGATACATCGTCGGTCCCATACAATGATTCACGCCTTCTCATATTCGAGGTCTACGTTCGAGAAGACCTGAACGGGGACGGCATTGGCGAAGAGGTAGTCTACCAGATCCCGCACACGATGCGGAAGATAGTCAAGGCCGAGTACCTGGAGGAGAAATTCCCCCATGGCCGGCGCCCCTTCTCCTCGTGGCACCACATTCGGGTCAGTGACCGCTGGTACGGCATCTCCCTCGCGGAGCTGCTGGCCCCGATCAACATCGAGGTCGACTCGATCATCAACGCGGTCAACGAGGCCCAGGAGCTGATAAACAACCCGTTCTTCTTCTACGTGCCCACGGCCCTGTCCGCGGACATCGGAGTCCTGGAGAACCTGAAACCCGGGCAGGGAATCCCGGTAGGCGACATCAACGGGATCATGTTCCCATCGTTCCAGCAGCAGCCCCTGGCGAACCTCTCCGCCATGGACTCGCTCCTCATGTTCGCTGACCGGCTGACCGTATCGCCCCAGGCGTCCGGTAGTAACCAGGCACGGAACGCTCCCCGCACAGCGCGTGGTACGCTGGCCCTCTTGAGTGAGGCCGGGATCAAGATGGACATGCTGATTATGTCCGCCCAGCGTGGCGGATGGCGCGAGCTGATCCACCAGATCCATGCCCTCTATCACGCCTTCGGTGACGAGGAGAAGTGGTTCAAGGTTACGGGCGAGGCCAAACCGAGGCGCCTGGTGAAGGACGAGCTGCGTGGACGGTACGAGTACAAGTTCTCGGGGAACAGCGTCAACACGAACCGCGAAGTGGAACGGTCGATCGCGCAGGTGCGGTACACGTCCCTGATGACGAACCCGCTCTACTCGATGGACCTGAACGCACTCCTGGAGCTGACCAAGGATTTCATCCGCCACTTTGGCGAGGGAGTCAACCAGGACGCGATTACGCCGAAGCTGCCCCAGGGTGGCGCGTCTCACCCGCCGATGGACCAGAAGACCGAGATCCAGCGGATGATGGCTGGCGAGCCACTGATGGCCCTGCCGACCGACCCGCACGAGCAGCACCTCCAGGTCCTCCAGGCCCTGCAGGGTACCAAGCACTTCGAGCAGCTTGAGCAGTGGCAGGTCGCTCTGATAGCGTCCCACACGAGCCAGCACGCTCAGATGCTGCAGCAGCAGATCACGCAGGGTGGACTGACCCCCGGTGCCGGCGGCCAGGCGAATAACATCCCCTCGGGGATTACTCAGAACCAGGGAAGCACGGACCTCGGTTCCCTTGAAGGTGGGGTTCAGTAATGGCGGAAGACGCCCTATACGAAATTGCCAGCACGGATGCGTGGAGACACCTGATGGCTAGGATTACGGAATACAAGTCCAGGTTCGAGAAGGAACTGGTTACGACCGTGAAGAAGCAGGACTTCCTCGTCTCAGACGTCGCCCGGTGTGGTGGACGTGTCGAGGCCATGGAGTTCCTGCTCAGTGAGCTACAGGCAGTAACACGAAAGATGAAATCTGATGTCGGGTAAACTACACTCACTAATCTCGGGCGGTGGCGGCGGCGGCCCCGTACCGAAGAAGAAGACGAAGCGTTTTGGTCCGACGAGAACCACGAGCCTTCAGACCGTACAGAAGGCCGGCAATGCAGCGCGCATGAGTGCCCAGGGCCTTATAACGCGGTTCAGTCGAGTGACGGACTTTGCGAACAGCGTTGCGGCACAGGTATCAGGAAAGCCGAAGAAGTCGAAAGTGAAGGTTCGGTAATGGCCAGGAAGCGTAAGCCAAGGAAAGTATCACCCAAAGAGATTCGGAGCCAATTTAAGGCAATTTCAGTGGAGAAGTTCGCCTCAAAAGTGCTGAAACGGATGCCACAATCTGCCATAGTCAAAGCCGATAGGCAAGCCACCCAGATGAAAAAGACAGTAGCAGGTCACAAAACGATCAGGAAAATCAATGTCCTGGTTGACCGTGGATTTCGTCTTAACCCAAAAACACAGTCAGCGTTTACAGCCCTATCATCACATATGAGTGATATAGCAGTAGAAGCCGCTAGAGGAAAGCAG